TTACAGCACGAAACTACATTATTTTCAATATATCCCTTATTTGAATCAATTCTGTCTATCCCATTATAATTAAAAATTTCACCTGTTTTATTAATCAATATATTACTTGCTATTTCTCCACAATAATAACAATTTCCGCGTACTAATTCGGTAAAATATTCCCTTGACAAATTAAATTCTATATTTTTATTTTTAGCCCTTTGTTTATAGTTTTTAATAATTCTATTTATAAGTACATAATCTCTATCTTTATTAATTTTATTAATATTTAATTTATCAAAAGAAAGACATCCGCAAGATTGAGTATTACCACTACGTAAACTACCATGTTGTACAATAATTTTATTTCCGCAATCACATATACATTCCCAATAAGTTTTTTTCTTATTTTCGTATTTAATTTGTCGAAGAACTAATAGACGATTAAATTTTATGCCAGTTAAATCTACAAAACAAGCTTCTCTCAATTTTTCGATTCTAAGGCAACCACACGATTGAGTTGTTCCATTTTTTAAATTACTACCTATAACAACCGCGTTTTTTCCACAATCACATAAACAATTCCAATAACTATGTTTTCTATTCATATACGCAAAAGATAAAACCAATAATCTTCCAAATTTCTGTCCATTTAATTTTAAAACACTATTTCCCTTATTTCCTTCTTTTAATAAACAACCGCAAGATTTTACTCTACCCGATTTTAAATCACTTGTTTTTAAAATTTTTTCATTTCCACAATCACATACACATAACCAAAATGCACCGGATTTTTGATTTTTCGGTTTCTCAACTCGTTTTACAACAGTTAATTTATTAAATTTTTGTCCAATTAAATCTTTAGTTTTATTCAATGTATTTATCTCTTATAATTTATAATAAAATAGTCCTTTTATTGGTTTTTTACCCCCTATATATAGGGATCAATTGTTTATATCTCCCATATATGGGGTGTGATTTACGATAAAACTTTCTTTTTATTATATTTTTTCTAGTCGTTCTTCCGCTATTTCACAATAATATTTGTTATTATCAATTCCTATATAATTTCGATTTAATTTTTTTGCACAATAAGCAGTAGTACCAGATCCCAAAAAACAATCCAACACTATATCATTTTTAGTTGTATGAGCGAGAATTATTCGTTCAATTGCTTTTTCTGGTTTTGGAGTAAAATGATTTTTATCTTTCTTAATAATATCTTTTATTCCTGTAAGACCAGATAAAGTTTCCTCTTTTATATCAGTCCACACATTTGTTAGTCTTTTATATTCTTTTTTTAATCTCTTAATCCAGGCATCATCATATTTTTCTGTAGAATATTGACATTCTGTATTCCAAATAAACTTTTTATTATCTTTTACAAACCACAAAACTTCTTCTCTGGTGTAAAGCCACCCCTTTCTCATTCCCATTCCACGTTGTTTTTTCCATGTAATCCAATCTTTAAAATACCATCCAGTATTTTTGAATATCAAAAACCAATTAATTATAGTTTGAGATTTTTCACCAATACCGCCCCAACAATAAAAATTTCCAGTTGATTTCAATACCCGAAATAATTCTTTGGATAATTGAGGGGAAACAACATCTTTTTTGTCCCATTGTTCTTTTGTAACTATGTATGGAGGATCAATAATTATTAAATCTACAGAATTATCTTCTATTAAATTTAATCCTTGAACACAGTCCATATTATATATTTTATTTATTTCAAGCATTTTATCCTTTATATATTATTCTTATTTATTATAAAAACCCAATAAAAACTATTTTTTATTATAAATTTCTCCAATACTCACGAATTCTTTCCATTAGTTCAGGAGAATATACTTCTAATCCAACCAATTCTCTTAATTTATTTATTAATGGAAAATTCTCTGATTGCCAATAATCATCAATACCTTCTTCTAAAATAATTTTTAGATCATTTGAATTTATGATTTTATATTTATTTACCTGCGATATTGTAAATTGACCACCACAACCACATAAGGGACAATCTTGATCGTGCAATTCATCAACCATAATAACCAATGATCCACACTTATCACAATTCCATGCACTTTGAACATAATGATCATTTATTTTTCTATTTAACACGCGTATTCCTACTAATGGTTGACAACAATTATTAGGACATTCTTCATCATTTCTATCTAATGGAATTGATTCCCAAAATTTATCAAAATCTATTTTATTTTCCATATTGTGTTCCTATTATTTAATTCTATATATATTGTCCTTTGCCAATTTTTCAAATTTTTGGCAATTATCGGAAGGTGATTCCTTTTCTCCCAAAATATTATCTCTATCGAACATTGCCCAAATTTCTATTCCATCTATAAATTGATTTGCCATATGTTGTACCTTTTCTTCACTCACATCTTTATCAAAAGCGATACAGATAGGAACAGCTAATCTACTTAATTTCTCTATTTGGGTTTTAGATACCTTTTCACCACCAGTAGCAACAGCGTTTTTGTAACCATAACTCCATAGTTGTAAAACACCTTTTTCTGCTTCTGTGACCCATGCCCAATTCTTTTCTTTTATATAAGGATATGTAAGATGATATCCATAGAGTATTTTTTGTCTTGGACAAGGCTCGATATAGAGGTACTTTAAATCATCTTCATCAAGTTTATCTTTGAATAGCCTTCCCTTTACTCCACATAAAATGCTGGTTTCATCACGTATTGGAATAGTTATTCTATTTGTAAAACTATCATATCCAATTTCAAAAATTTTCTGAGTCTCATAACTTATACCATCTCGTAGAAACATATCATTGACGCAAGGGGTTTGATAATATGTAAGAATGTTTTCTGAAATAGGTTTTATTGGTATATCTTCTTCATGACAATTGCCAGAATTCATTGCCTTTAATTCTTTAGTTATTCGAAGAGATTCAGGTAAATTAGCATCTACCAAATAAGGATTTATTTCAAATAACTCACAAATATATTTAAGTGCTTGAAAGAAATTTAGTTCTTTATAAAATTGTACTAACGTAAATATATCACTTGGAATAGATAAATCTCTTGTATAATTTATTACATTTAAATTCGGAGCATATATAGTAATTGCTTGTTTATTATCGGCAGGAGGTGGATTACCCGCTGTCCAATATCCAGAAGAATGCCATTTTATATGCTGACATCCAATATGTTCAAGTAAAGTTTCTACTTTTTGATTATTGTATAAATATTCCTTAATCTCTTGAGCATTCATTCATTATTATTTTTTAAATACCTCTCCTAATTCTATCCATTTATTTAAATCAAGATCCACGCTAAAGACCAGTTTCTTTCTAGCACCAGCTCTATTTTTTTGTACAACTGCAATATAATGTTTTTTATTTAAATCAAAACTACGCTCTTTTGCTTTACCCCAATCTTCATCAGGATTGCTTTCAAAATAATAATATTTGCAATAATCTTCTTTATCAACTTCTTTAAACATAATCATTTGATCAAGTATATGAACTGTATGTTTAGCAGAAGCTATATTTGAAGAATTTAATTCCATCGGTGGAGTAAAATTGGAATCATCACTAAGTTGTTGAGAACAATATAACCATATATCTAATTCTGATACCAATTCTCTTAATTTAGTTGTAACTTCTTTAAGTGCCGCCCAATTACCAATATCACTAATTGGATTTTTTAAAGTATCATAAAACATATAAGAAACAGAGTAAATCATTTTCATTTTACGCATTTGATGTTCTAAGTTTACAAAACTATAATCTGTAGAAACATCCATTACATAAATAAGTCCATCTGATTCTTTTTCAATCCAATTAGCAACTTCCATTATTTGATTATATTCAACAGATTTCTTTTTTAATTTTCCAATAAATATATCAATAGATTCAACAAAATTACCATCATCATCTCGTTCACGATATATAAATTCACCATTATTGTCTTTATATAATCCCAATGCTATTTCACGCTCTTTTTTATGCATTTTATAACCATGTATTTGTTGAAATTCGGGATTATTAAGACAAGTTATTAATAATGCCAATTTCATATCTTGTAAACTCATTTCATTTAACATTACAAATACTTTTTGCTTTTGAACCAATGCCAGATAAGCTATTGCTTTAAACATTAATCTTGATTTTCCAAAATTGGAAAGCATGGCAATTGACATCATTGTTTTAGTTCTAATTCCACGAAATAAATCATTTAAGATAGGAAACGGAAATGTAACGCCCATGTCGGGAACTTCTAAACAATCAGTAATAATATTACTCATGCCTTCATTCAATACTTTTGCTTCATTATTAGTTAAAATTACTGTATGAATTTTATCGGCTTTGCTACGAATTAATTTATAAATATCTAATGCACCAAATAAATTAAATTTAGGATGATCTATTATTTTTTGAACATTAAAACCGTTTCTTCCATATTCCCTCAATAATGAATATTTTTTTAAAACTTCAAAATATAATTTAAAGTCATCCGTTTGTGCTAAATTCATCCATGCATCAATTGTGTCCCAACCACCGTATTTTCTATATATTGTTAATCTTTCACTATCTTCTGACATAAAAAGATTTATAGAACTTTGATTAAAATTCTGTGTTCTTTTCTTGAAAATTATTTCACCGTTATCATATAAGAATTTGCATACTTCATCTTGAAAATCATATTTTGACTTAATGAACTTACTATATTCTATAAACAAACTAGGTTCTTTAAAAAAACAACCAATTAATAATATTTCATTCTGTACATTGGCAATTGCTTCCATATACCTCCATTAAACTTCATCAATAAGTTCATTTAATTCAAAACTATTATTGGTTTTACTTTTAACTTTTGAATTAATATTATCGTAATTAATTTTATTTCGATTTTCTAATTGTAATTCTTTTATTTTTTGTTCAGTTATCTTTTGATTTTCTTTCCATGAATAATAACTAGTTGTTTTTGCTAATATTACTGCTAAATCATAAAGTAATCTACCAATAGAATCCATGCTTTTACCTTTTTTAACATTCCAACCATAAAGATCATTTAAATCACTCCATTTTCTTTTCCACATATCTAATAAATCTTCAGCCGGAATAGATCTATCCATACCTTTATAATCACCTTTAAATACACTTTCCAAACGTGTAAAAATATAAGAAGGCATAACAATTATTTCATATTTTTTTCGCAACCAAGTATAAAGATGATTTTTTGCTATAATATCATTTACAACATCTTTGCTTTGATCTTTCAATTCTCTCGCAATCCTTCTCGCCTCCCCTATTTCTAAAGGATTACGCTTTTTATTCACCAAACTACTTACATAACAATCAAAATGATAATATTTATTCTTGTAAAGAACAAAATTATATTCTTCAAGAANCACATTGGTTTTACATTCATTGCAAATCCTAGTTGTTTGTATAATCATTTTGCAAATTTCCTTTATTATAAATATNAGCAGGAAAGAATAAATCGTTCCTGCTCATATTTTCANCATAANATCATTATTCTTTTATTAATTAGAAATAANTTTTAAAATCTGTTTTAAAACTTCAACATCTTCAATNGTCTTCAAATTTGTTGGAAGTCCCTTTTCTTTTACTTCAGCACGTTTTTGATTTTTAGTTTCTTTATCTAACTCAGAAAGTTTTTCATCAATTAATTTGCGATAATCATCTGATGTTTGAAGTTCGGCGGCATGTTCAACATCGCCGGTTTTAGCTTTTTCAACATATTCAGCAGCTTTTTCTTCTTTTTCTTTAAGTTCTTGTTCTTGTAAACGCTTTAATTCTTTATCTGTCACTTTATTATCAAAGGCAGACATTACACCAATTTTAAATGCTTTCAAATATTCTTTTGCCGATAATGGTACTCGTTCTGGTATATTGGGAAATCGTGTACCAGCATCTACAAATCCATCCGATCTAAAATAAATATAACGTTCTGTACTTACTAACTCGCTATCTTGAACATTTTTTTCAATGTACATGGTGGCGATAATATCGGCTTTGTCACTAAAAATTTTGTCGAAACGGGATTCCATATTGGATGTCAATTGCATATATGCACTATCCATATTCTTTTCTTTAATTTCTCTAATCTTAGTATGAGAAATAAAAACTAATCCATATCCAGCAGCTTCTAAGCGGCGAATTTGATCATTAATTAATTTTTGAACCATTGTATGTCCCTGTCCGAATCCCCCAAGCGCGGCATTGAGACTGTGGCATTTTTCTCCTTTTCGCTGAAAATGAATCTTCAAAACCTTTTCGGTTGCTATAGAAACAAGTTCATCTACAGTATCAATAGCAATAATTTTAAATTCATTTTCTGACTTATTTTCAACCAAGTCATCTATATGTTCAACAAATGTATTCCAATCAGGAGCTTCCACCGGATAAAGATTCGATAAACTAGAAAAACCCGTTTCATTACCGGGGGCTATTAGCAAACCGTGTTTTGGATCGCCATAAGCTTCAATAACTAAATCTCGAAACAAAGATGTTTTTCCTATTTTTGGTATACCGCGCCAATAATGCCTGAATGATCCAAGACTTGTTTTAGGAACATTAAGTTTATATTTTATCATTTATGCTTTTCTCCTTTATTAGTTATGCAAAATTATATTTAATTTTGCATTAGGCCCAAATATTTCCAATGCTTTTTTATTATAAACCAATGCGGCTTCTATTTCAGTTTTATATCTTCCTAAATAATATGTTTTTCTTTCATGGGTTATATGAACAGACCAACTATTATTTGATGTTTTTGCTACACCAACATATTTACTAGTAGTATTTTTTCTATTTTTAGAACCCTGTTGAACTTTAGAATTTTGTTCTCTTAGTTCTTTACTGTGTTTTTTTCCATATTGAGGATGATTTTCACCAGAATAATCTTTATGACTCGCTTTCATTTTTTTTCTTGTTTCATCGGTATGTTTTCTGCCATAAAAACCATTCTTTTCACCTCGTACAGAATTACCTATTTGTTTTTTTGATTCTTCTTTATGTGTATAACCTTCAAATAAATTTCCTGCTGTTCCTCCCCAAGCAACATTATATCCCCACTCAGTAAAGTGAGATTTTAATTCTCTTATATAATATATTTCTTTTTCATCTAGCTCCTCTAACGATAAATTCTCTTCAACAATCCAAAGAATATAGCTATTTTCTCCAAATTCGTTCCATTCTTTTTGTAAATAAGGATTATAGTGATTATTCTTTTTTAAAGCAGCAAAATGATGATTATTTCTATCTTGTATGTTGATACTAGCACCAATATATTTTTTATTATTTATTATATTTTCAATACAATATATACCGCTTATATTATTATTCATATTATCAATTATAGAAAAGAAAGGAATGATCGCACCATTCCTTATATTTACTCACTCCTACCCATTCTTACCAAGGAGTATCCGAATCATCCTCATCATCATCAGATTTACTACCCCAATCATCATCGTTACTACTACCACCAGCAGTTTCAAATTCCTTTTCTTTATCTGCTAACTTCTTTAATTCTTCCAAAGCCGCATCCATCTTCTTTTCAGAATAAGTTTCTGTATCTACGGTATCCTTGTCAGCACCAGTAATTAGCCTGAGGGTTCTATAAGGAGCAAAAGTACGCTTCATTTTATTGCCTGTACCCCACCCATCATCATCTTCATTATCCACATCTACTTCATCGGTATTGCGAATAGTTGTAATGTCCCCATAGGTTTCAATAAAAGTATAAGGCTTAAGATTTTTCCTAAAATTAGAAGCCAACTTATTATTTTCAATATAAAATTCAGAAGTTTCAATAGAATTATAATTTACAACATTGCCGATAAGAACAAATCTACCCTCTTGTTCTTCGTCTTTTTCAATACTTTGGAAAACAAGATTTTGAGTAAAGTTCGCTGTTACCTCAAAATCATCAGCATCAAAATCAACATCTTGGCAACGAGAGATTTGCTGAGGAATTAGTTTTACGGAATTAACAATATCACCATTCTGATTTTGATAATGACTATATTCCAACTGCCCTCGAATAAATACAGACATGCCATCTTCAAGATGTTCCTTTACATATTCAGCAGCATCAAAGGGATGAAGTGTACGCTTATCATTTACTTCCTTGCCCTTTTCGTCATGGGTTTTCACTAATCCGAGGTTAATTCCTATTAAACGATAACCTTCTTTGGAAAACTTATTGCGATTTTTCCATTCAACTTTTACAGTTTCATTCTTTGTATTTTTATCAGCACCCTTTGGTTTGCCAGAGTAGTATACAAAGTCCTGAGGCATACCATTGAAGGTTACATATAAAACACTATCCTTGGAAACCTGAACGCCAAAATTCACAGACCTCCAATCCTTATTGGTCTTGGTCTTTGTTGACTTATAAAACGTGTCTTTTGATACTCCTAACACCTTCCCTTTTAGTTGAAAATTACCGCGAGTCTGAGGCAGTTCCAATCCTTTACTTGCCATATTTAATTATTCTCCTTTATAATTTTTATTTCTTATAATTATTATTTTTTATAACATTGTGAAATATAATAAAAACAACATTTTATTTGAAATTCAATATATTTTTAGGTCAAATTTACTCCTTTTATATATTTTTTATTACTTTTATAGGGGGATTACAAAGATTTTATCACACATTTGTAAATTTGTCAAGGGTTTTTATCGAACAACTTTAATTTTGCATAATACCGTTTTTCCATCCAACTAGAATAATTTACATTTTGCATTTCAATATCGCTATATGAATCTCTTTGAATGGCAATCATTTTAGGTACTGTAATATAGCAAGGTAAATTTGGAATAATATAATTACAATAAATTAGATCCAGCGGCATTCCATAAATACCTAGAATAGTAAAAATAATTTGAGGAATATATTTGTAATTTACACATATAGAATGTGTACTTTGGCAAAATGTTAATCTTCCGAGATGGTCTGTTTCTTGTATCACTTCACCTTGATAAATGTTCCCTCCAAGATAAAACAAACTCCAATCTTTTTGTTCTAATTCATTTAATGCTTTTGGCAATATTTCATTATATTCATTAATAAGTTTAAAATCATCTTCAAATATCATTGCTGATTTTTGTTGCTGATATGCAAAATTTAAGCAATAAAGATGAGATAATAAGCAACCAAATAAACCATTTTCAGTTTTTATCGCCGGAAAACGTATTACATCTGTAAAACCTAACTTAGCAATTTCAACTTTTGATTCTTCTAGCCTATCTTTTCTTTCATCAAGATTTATTAGAAATTTCATAAATTCAATCATATTTATACCTATTGATCATTAAAAACAATTCTACTTCCTCCTTTTTCAAATTTAAATGGTAAATTTTGAATATTTTTTATTTTGGTTTCTTCTAATAATTTTTTTTGTTTATCGGGTAAACAAAACGCTAATATAAATCCTCCTCCTCCCGCACCTAATAATTTTCCACCACTTACACCATTTTTAATTAAAAAATTATATAATTCATCAATGTTATTATTTGTAATTTTAGAAGCCAATTGTTTTTTTAATTTCCATGATTCATATAATAATGTGCCAATTATTTCTATATTGCCTTTTATTAATTGATATTTCGCTTCTTTACATAAGCCCAATAATTCAATTAAAATATTAAAATTTTTTTCTGAATTATTATTTTGTTCTTCTAAAATATTTGTTGCCATTCTTGTATTGCCAGTATAAAAAAGTAATAAATTTTTTTCTAATTCTTCAACAATATCTTGAGAGCAAAATGTAAAAACATTAAAATGTGGTTGTTGATTTGTAAATTTTATTTGATTAAAACCACCATAAGTAACCGCTATTTGATCTTGAATACCGATATGTTTATGCAATTTATTTATTTCTATATCTATTGCTTCCTTTACTAACATATCCTTTGATATAGATTTATTTTTATAAGCATAAAGTATATGTAATAATCCTACCGTTACTGCACTTGAACTTCCTAAACCAGAACCCCCAGGAATATCGGCCATAGTTGAAATTTCAATACCACATACATCAACTTTTTTAATTGCTTCTCTAGCCAATTCGTGTTTTAAATTATTTAAATTTGACACGTTTTCTGTTGTACTATATCCCAATCGAATATTATTATCAAATCTCTTTTTAGCAATTACATATACATATTTATCTATAGTTGTCGAAAGAACCTCTCCATTATGTCGCTTATAAAATGATGGAAAATCCGTACCACCTCCAAATAAAGATATTCGAAATGGTGTTTTACTAATTATCATTTAAACGCCTTTTTAATTCATCAATAATAAAATGAAAAATTATTGAATGAATAGATTCGCCAATAAATATATTTTTAGCATTAATACATATATCTAAATCAGTATATAAAGACAATGTTGATTTTTCATAAGACGGAGATGTAAAACTTATTGCAGGTAAGTTTCTAGTAAATTTTGTATACCAAACAGCATTAATAATGTTTTTAGAACAACCAGAACAGGAAATAGCAATCAATAAATATTGTTCATTATACCGTTTTAATTGTTCTAAAAAAATTGACGCATAATCAACATCATTAGCAAAAGCTGTGACTAAACCAATATTATCCGTTAAACTACTTGCTTTCGCATTGCAAACCTTTACTAGATCCTGCGCAAAATGAGAACCAGAATATGCACTACCGCCATTGCCAATAATAAAAATTTGAATATTATTATTAATACAATATAAAATTCCTTGAATTGCCTGTTCTATTTTATTATTATCAATTTTAATTACATAATTATCTTTTATATATTGAGTAAATTTCATTTTATTTCCAAAAATAATTTATGGTTTTTATATCGTATTTTTAAATAATTAAAATTATTATAAAAAGTAAAATAATTATATACTGCCATATGTATTAAACCAC